CTCCAGCAGCAACAACTCCACCTCCTATTTGTGCACCTGTACCCTTCCCCATACTTTCTAATTGACCCTGTGCTGTAAGGAATGATGTACTTATTCCATATTCCGCCGCCCATCTTTTCATATAACTGTCTGATCTTAGTACCGGCTCCAATAATGCCTTTGCTAATTTCGGCGCTTTTGCTATAGATTTAGCAGTAAGCGTAGCAGGTAGCGCTGTCGTAGCTATTTCAAATGGAGATGTTAATTCCGATATTCCTCCAGGACCTAAGGCATTTATTCCTTTCATCGCCAGTGTTGCGGGATTCATATAATGCAACTTACCAATACCCGAAGTATCTAGTTCTGTTCCTATCATACTATCAGCCAAAGCCTGTTCAAATAAATTCCTGTCTTCTCTTGTGGCAGGGCCGTACCTGTCTTCTTTAAATACAGCCGCGGTAGGATCAATAAATCTAGCTCCCTTTCTTACAGTTCTTTCGCTAATTAATCCCTCGAACATATAATTACGCCACTCCGCCATTGTGGGTTTTTTGCCTCCGTGATCGTGAAGGTATTTTTGATACAATAATCGCGTTATAGGTTGGCTTGATGCACTTGCCTCTACAAAGGGATCAAGAAGAGACTCATGTTTTTTATAGAATTTCCATGCTTTAGGAGTTCCCTCTATAACTGTACTTACAGCGTTAAGTCCTGGAACAACAGATGTTATGGCTCTCCCTACAGGACTTTTTGCTAACTGAAATGTTTTAGATACCCAACCCTGTTCTTCCATTACAGAAGGAGAAAGAATATCATCCTTAAGTCCAAAGCCTTCTTCATCTCCAAACAACTCCCCTTCCATAGTAGTTTTATCTTGATAAGCAGATTTGAAAAATTTACTTGCTCCCTCAAAATATTCTTCGGGGATAACTTTTTCCGAAGCCTCAGCTCCCATAAGTGTCATTAGTACGCTATCTACTTCCCTTGCTCCAATTACCACCTTATCTTCTTTCCACTTTTTAGAATTAATATAATCTGCCACTGAATTTAATTTAGCTGTAATCTTTTGTGAATCTGTAGCATATCTATAAGGTACAGGATTTTTACTCGTTGGAATTTTTATCATCACAGGATCATCATATGGAAGCCATTCAGCAGTCATGTTGTCAAGTGAATCCAATAATTCTGAATCAAATAGCACCCTTTCACTTCCGGTTAGTTGCCCAGGAGGAGTTATCTGTGATTCAAATTTTTCTACTTCAGGTGCAATCTTTGTAGGGTCTGTTACCTTTAAAGACCCCTCAGGTAATCCTAGAGCAGGAGCAATCATAGTATTAGCAAAATCATCATAGTGAGCTGACGATTTATCTTTAAGTGAATCAGGAGATGTTCTTCTAATTTCTCTTTTATTTTTATCTACTACATAGTCATCAAAGTTCTGTAAAGAACCTATTGATCCACCAGGAAGGAACGCATTGTCAGTCTCTTCTGTAAATAAATTTTGACTGGCTTGATCTTCTTGGATTTCATTTCTTTGGTTTACAAAGTTATCAAAACTATCTGTATGCTTTTTTTTCTTTGATAGAAACCCATCAAAAGTAGATTTTCCTAACATAGCCATTAGAAGAATAACCTTCGTGTAGGCGGTCTGTATCTACTTGCCCGACTTTGTTGCCTCCCTAATTGCGCAAATCTTTCTGTAAACGGAAACTGTTTTCCAATATAATCTGTAAATTGCAATGTAGGAGCTTCACCACTTAAAGCTTGTTCCCCAAGTTTTCCATAGAAACCCTGCATCGCTTGTTGGTATACATCTTCTGCTTGTCTTCTTCTTGCAGGAGTGCCAAGCATTTTCTCTTGCCCAAGAGTTCCGAAGAACGCTGCACGGGTATCCCCTTCAAGAAATTGTTTGTACGGATTGTTTTGCAGATTCCCTGTTGGTTCAGCCATTATAAACCATACCTTCCTGATGCAAAGTCTAAGAAGTTAGAAGGAGATCTCTCCATTCCTCCTCCTTTAGCTAAGTAATCTGCATATAAATCTTCTGCGTATATTCCTCTAGGATTAAATGCAGACGCGACCATAGGAGAATATTTCGACCGCTGTGCCGCTGTAAGTAACTGCATCGCAGTATCTAAATCTCTAACACCCTGAGGTCTAAGCATTGCAGAAAGACCTTCACTTTCTGCTCCCTCCATAGGACCGTAGCCTCTAAGTTGACCTAGAGCTTCCGTCGCGTGTCTTCCCATAGTAGGTAAATCGGTTTTAGATACATAATCTTGGAAGGTTGTGGGTATTTCAGTATCTCTTAAGCCTGCAAGACCTCGTGTAGTATAAACACCTGCATAAGGAGATGACTGTCTTTGCATAAAAGACTGAAAGGATCCGGATGGAAGATCCCCAAATCTTTGTTGTAATCCTCTTCTAAACGCAGCCTCAGGAGACATTCCCTCTAATTGCCTTTGTATAACTTGCTCAGGCATCGCTTCTCCCCAGTTTGTTCTTTCTGCGCTCAGTCTTGCCTCTTCTTCCATCATTTTAGCGGTAGCTTCATCTGTTCCTATCTTCTTTTCTTGTGCACCGATACCATTTTTATCTGGATCATCTACATCTGGTCTCCATCCCCATTGCATTTTATCTGTATCCTTTAGTTGCAAAAATGCATTCAAACCCATTATATATCCGTGAATAGTTCCTGCCACATTTGGATTTTGTTTGAAATAAAAATCATTTATATATTTTCTCTGAGCATTCGATAAGTTCGGCATCTCTCCCGTGAAAGTTCCTAGTGGCTGTCCAAGTTCATCTACATCTCCACCTGCACCTGAACCTCCACCTGCTCCTCCACCTGCTCCTCCACCTGGACCTCCACCTGGTGGTGGATCTCCAATTCCTATTGGGTATCCAAACTGATCTAACTGTTGACCCTGTGCAAGTGATGCGTCACGCTGTGCTTGAGAAACCATATTACCCATTTCTTCATCTGTCAGTTGAGATATATCCCGACTGGTGGTATCCTGTACAGCTCCTATTGGGTATCCAAATTCATCTAACTGTTGACCCCCCATTGCAAAATCAGCGTCACTCCGTCCTTCCAGATTTCTAGCTGCTGCATCTTGACCTATCCAATCTTCAAACTCTCTAAATTTTTGCCCTGTATCCGCATCAAAAGTAGCTCCTGCTCTTTGTTCTTCATCAAATATATCCATCAGATCCCTAGAGTATCTGCCTTCATCTCTAAAATTATAATCAGGACTTGAAAACCTTTGCCATTTTTCTTTGAGCTCTCCCATAGCCTCAGCGTCTCTACCTGGTGTTCCGATACCAAGACCTACCCCTGCTCCAGTTGCCGCCTTTAGGATTTTCTTGCTTTCCCCAAGATCCATCATCTGGAAAATCGGTCTATCTAATGTAGTTCCTCTTGAGTCTACTAACTTCCCCTGCTTTGCATCATTATCAGATATTATCCTAAGAGATACCTCTCCGATATCATCAGTTATTTTTCTGTAATTAGCGAATATATCATTTCTGGATAATGATTCTTCCCCTGTCATTCTTAAAGATACCGAATCAACAGGGAGGATAGTAGCTTCAGGAAATAAAGAATTTACTATAGTTTTTACTTCATCAACGCTATCTGCTTCAATTCTTAATGAATTAGTTTTCCCTGAGTTAGGGAATCTTAGAGTTAGATCATAATAGCTCATTACTGTGTCCTTGTTATTCCTAGATCAGCAAGTCTCTGATCTATGTTTGTTCTAGGTCCGGGCGCCCCAGGATCTCCTACCGGAGGTGCATTAGGCGGTCCCGTTGGGGAAAACCCCTGAGCCGCCGAAGACATTGCTCCACCTGGAACTCCTAAGCTACCAGGATTTGGCTGAGGTCCAGGCTGAGGTCCAGCTGGACTCTGCTGCATCTGTATGTTTGCCATCTGCATTTGTTGAAACTGCATATCCATAGTTGCTTCTTGTTGCTGTTCCTGTTTGAGGGTTTTTCTTAGAAGATCAATATAGATTAAAGCCTTCTCTGATTCTCCGGTCTGCATTAGACCTTCTATCAAAGTTACCAGCATTGCCTTAGGTTCTGTGCTATGAGCCGCCTGAGCGGAGATAGCATTCTTAAATTGATCTACATCTTCTATTTGTAATATATTTTCCCATATCCATTCATCCGGTGCAAGTGGGGTAGGTCCTTCTCTTAGCATCTGAGCCATAGAAATCTGCTGAGGATCGTCTTGAGGCATACGTACACCGAACTTAATGTCCAGTGCTCCGCCATTCTCTATATCGGAAGGCTTGATCTCCTGATGAAAGAAGTTTGAAAGTTCATTATGCTTACCTCTGACAGTAACAGCAGCGTAATCTCCTGTTTCATACTGCATTGTAATAAGATTTGCTATCTGTTTATAGCATGATGTTATCGCCTGTACTCTAGGTTCTATCTGATGAGCAGATCCTTCCTGTAGTATCTTGGCGGCGAATCCTGAAATCGCAAATGGCAGTTCACCATAACTTACATTCGACAGTCCACCTCTCTGTAATTCTCCCGATACCATACTTACATACTCGTTAGTATTAAGTGGCATGGTTATCTCGTCAAGGAGTTGGATATCCGTACCCGCCGGTAGAGGAATCTCACTTCCATCTTTCCAGGGATCTGAATCCAAAGTAGTTGATCCGTCAGGTGAAATAATTTTGTAAGGTCTTCTTACTGCTCTCTGTATAAGTGTCTTATATGCACTCATTGAGAAGTTGAAATCTTCAAACAGCTTACGATTCTGTGCAAATATGGATTCCCCGTAGTCTTTTGCCGTATCATCCCCCGAAGTTTCGTCTTGAATCCAGGGAGCAGGACCGACAGCTCCTAAAAATACCGGAGCACATGGGTTGCCATCCATATCAACTATCTTATGCTTGACCGAAGGCTTGATTATTTGAGGTTCACGGGAGTCTGAAACAATTACATGCTCTTCTCTTGAGTAATAATCCCAGACATCCACCCCTCTGTCGTCATTTATTTCTATTGAAGGCTCTACATCCACAGAATAAGTAGACTTAATTGATTCTTGAGACCTTCTGGTTTTGTGGGCGAGCCACACAATCCCTTCATCATCTAGTTCATACGCTATATGCAAAGGATCAAACGGAGTAATGTCAACATATGTAGCTCCATCCGTACGCTTGTTCAGTACAGCTCTACCGGAGTACCACCCTCTAAGGGTAAGAAAGAACGCTAACTGCTGTCTTATACCAGGCTGACCCAGTCTTTCCATACGTTCATCTGCTAAATTCAGTGAACCTATTATAAATTTTTCCTTCATAACCCCTGATTCTCTTGCTTCGTGGTTAGCCGCCAGGTTTACTCTGACTGCCATAGACGCCTGAGACAGGTAAGACATTATTTTGTCTGCTAAAATTCTTGGTGCATTTGATGT